CGAGGCTGGTTATCTCGTTCCAGACCGTCTCCAGTTTAACCCTCTTCTCGGACACGGCGTGTTCGGTCCTGTCACGCGCCTCGGCGATCCTCTCCTTGGCGAGGCGGATCCTCTCGATCAGGTGGGTTTTCCGCGCGTGGTTCTCCACCGCCTCCCGGTCCGCCGCCGCCGACCTGTCCCGAAGAAGGGTGTTCATCCTCGTGAAGATGTCGAGGTCGAGGAGATCCTCAATGACCTGCCGCCTCTGCCACGCCGGAAGTTCCATGAAGGGGACGTATGAGGCGGACCCTAGGACCACGACCTGACAGAACGTCCTGTGGGTACACCGAAGGATGTTCTTCTCCAGGGCCTCCTGGTAGTCCCTGACGGCGGCGGTCTGGTTCAGGAGGGAACCGTTGAGGTAGACCTCGAAGACGTTTGGGCGGATACCCCGAACGATACGAAACGTAGACTCCCCGACGGAGAACTCCAGTTCAACCCGAAGGTTCCGCCTCGTGATGGTGTTCACGAGTTGGTCCCTCTTCACCCGACGAAAGGGTTTTCCGAACAACGCAAAACTCAGGGCGTCCAGGAACGTCGACTTCCCACTACCGTTGGTACCGACTATCAGGGTGGTCCCCGCGCGGTCGAGTTGGATCTCAACCGATTCATCCCCCGTACTGAGGAAGTTGGCGTACCGGATGGTGTGGAAGACGATGTTACTCAAGGGAGACCGCCTCCTGATAGAGTGAGGATATGAGACCCTTGACCCTCCACTTTAGGGGATCGGAGAAGGACGTCTGGTCGATCATAGTCCTACACACGGTGAGGGTGTCCTCGGTATCGGTGAGAGACCCGTCATCGACGATGTCCGCGTTGAGGTGGTCCTCGACGACCTGTAGTTCGATGGGGTTCTGTTCCTCGATGAGGGAAATAAACTTGTCGAAGGCAGCAGGTACATTCTTAGATTTTACGATAACCTTAACGATCTTATCTTTCATACCATAAATTCTGGCGGTAGAGAACCACTCTGTATGGGAGTCGTCGTACCAGACCTTCTCGAAGACCCTGTGGGGGTTCTCGACGAACGTCAGTTCCCTCGTTTCGGTGTCGAGGACGTGGAACCCTCGGGGGTCCCCGTAGTCGGACCACGTGAACTGAAGGGGACTACCGAGGTAGTGGATCCCTCCCCGTGAGGACTTGTGGTGGAAGTGACCCGAACAGACCGTGTCGAACCGGTCGAAGACGTTCGCGTCCATCCCGTGGTTCTCCAACATCCCCCGATACATCTCGAACCCGCGTATCTCCAGGTGACCGAGGACGATCGGACACTTCGAGGTGGACAGGGCGGTCATCGTTTCCTCCCGGTTCTCGTCACAGATCCAGGGAACGAAGAGGATCCCGGTGTCCCCAAAGAACCTCTCCGTGGGTCTCTCGTAAACTTCGAAGGGGTACTCCCTCAGGATCTCCTTCACGGACGACACTGCGTGGGTGTTTCGGTAGTAGAGGTCGTGGTTCCCGAGGATCATATGGAGTTGGACCGCCCTCCGTTGGAGGGGGTCGAGGAAGTCCTCCCGGAGTCGATACATCGTGAGATTGTTCGTGACCTTCCTCTTGTCGAGGAGGTCCCCGAGGTGGACGACCGTTCGGATCTCGTTCGTGTCGATGTAGGGGAAGAACGTCTCGTCGAGGAACCTCTTGTGGAGATCGAGGAACGCCTGGGAGTCCCCTCGAACCCCGACATGGGAGTCCGTTATCAGGGCGATCCTCACTTCTTGTCCTTCTTGAAGGCGTTCGACCACGCCTTCAGTTCCCTCTCGTTGTTCTTCACGAGTTCGTCGTCGATGTAGTCCCGAACCGCCTTCATTCGATCAACGATGAAGTTCCTCTCAGTGGGATTTGTTCGGGGGGACTGAAGGAACCTCGCCATCTCCAGGACCGGTTCCGGAACCAGGTGTTCCACGTTCGTTGTCTTCTTCATCTCTCTCCGTCCTACTCCTAAAGGGAATCACGACCGCCTCCCTCTTTTCGATCCCATCAAACTCATTCTGGAGGTCCCGGGTATTGAGTTCCGCCACTATCTGACCGTCAACCCCGTAGATGGGAACGTACGCCGCCACCCACACCTCTTCCTCGGAAACCTGCGCCCAGGGTTGGATCGTCTGTACCACGTGGTGTTTTATGGACTCCACACAACTAAAATATCCCCCGACCGGAACGATGAACCTCGGGGACTCCATCGGGTGAGTGTTTTTTGAGCGCGGCCAACGAAAGAACGATATGTAGAGACGGAGCGCGCGCTCGTCTCCGGGTTCGGTGTAGATCTCGAGGGCGATCCCCCGGGGATAGAAAAACTCCCCGTCGGTGTACCTCACTCGTCCCTCTCCGACATATCAAGACTATTATACACCACGGGTGTCTCCGTGTCAACCACGAACTTCTCCACACCCTGGACGACCGCCGCCCTCCTTGCGCGGTTCTCGTCTATCTTCCGTTCGTAGGACGTAACGAGGTCTCGAGAATATTCCATGTGTCTCTTCATAGATTCGTGTTCACCGGCGCCCTGGGACGTGGAGGACCCGTATGACAGTTCGTTGATGAAGTTCATGTGTTTGATGTACGACTCCCTCTTCTCCTTGTGTATCCTTCGGATGAAGGCGTTCCAGGAACACCTCGAGAGGTACCCGAAGGGGTTGGAACTCTTCGTTGGGTCGAACTTGTCGGCGGCCCCCAGCATGTCTATGATGGCGTCCCCGACCATGTCCTGCTTGTAGCTGTACCCGGAAAAGTTTGGGCGCCTGGCCATGCGCTCCGCGATCATCATGATCGCCCGCCCGATGTAGTCGGACGCTCGGGGAGGCTCATCCCCCGCTTCGAGCGCGGCCGCGACCTGCGCCCTCCTCTCGGCGAGGGCGGCACACAGGTCGGTCTTGTTCACGTAGTTGGCCTTCTTCGTGGGTTTCTTCACCATCTTTTTGTAGTCCCTTCATAAACTAATACCTCAAATTGAGTTCGTAGACCTTGAAATGAAACTGCTCCGAGCGATAGATCCTCATGCGCGTGTGCGCGTGTCGGAGGGTGTGGTTGGGGACGGCGTACCCGAAGTCGTCGGCGACGTCGTAGAGTGTCGACCTGTCCTTGTCCTCGAGGACCCTGAGTCCCCTGCCGATCGACTGGAGGTTCTTGATTCTCGACTTGTACGGGGACGCAAAGATAGTGTGTCGGAGGGACGGCGCGTTGATCCCCTCGGAGAACGTCCCGAAACTCGCCACGACGACGGCGTCCTCCTGCTCCTCGAGGAGCCTACATATCTCCGCCCTGTCCTCCCGATCCACACCCCCGTATATGAGGTGGACGGGTCTGTTCCCAACGGCGTCCCTGTCCAGGAGGTCGCGCAGGAGCTTACCGTGAGCGACGTGTCGGAACAGCAGGAGGGTGTTACCCTTCCGCGACACCGCGAGGTCGCGTATGAACCGGTTGCGCGCCGGACACTTCTCGAGGTATTCGATCTCGTCGGCGTACGCTAGGGAACCGATGAGGGCTCGGGACTCGGGAGGGTGCCGGAGCATCGTGACGCGTATGTCGAGCTCGGCCGATATGCCCCTCTCCATGAGCTCGGCCTGGGTGGTCGAGGCGTAGACCGTCCCGAACAGACCCTCCAGCACCATCTCGTGCACCCGGGTGTCGTCGAGCGTACCGGTGCAGCCGAATCGGAACGGGCATCCCGGAAGCTTCGACAGCAGGAGGGTAAGCGACTTCGCCTGGAAGTTGTGCGCCTCGTCTCCCACGAGGGTGCCGAACCGCTCGAACCACTCCGGAGGGAGCTTATATATCGATTGCCACGTCGAGATCGTCACGTCGCGCGCGGAGTCCTTCTCGACTCCCCCGACTATGCCGTGCACCCTGTCTGGATCGAAGCCGTACTCGATGAAGTTGTCCCGCAGCTGCTCGACCAGCTGCGCGCGGGGAACGACGACGAGGACCGGCCGACCCTCGCCGTGCGCCAAGCGGTAGGCGGCCAAGAGGTAGATGATGAGGCTCTTGCCCCCGTTCGTCGGACACAGCGCGAGCATGCGCTCGTCGTGGATCGCCCGCACGAGGGTCTCCACCTGGTAGTCGCGCACCTCGATGTGCTCGGGCAGCTCGAGGGAGTCGATGAACTCCATCGCGTCGTCGTAGGAGAACCGGTTCTCGGGGAACCCTACCTCTTCGTAGGTGTATCCCCTGTCCTCGGCGAACTGTCTGACCCTGCGGCGCAGGCCTGCGTATATCAGGCCGACCAGCGGGGACAACAGACGCACGCAACCATCCCAAAAGCCACTCCTGTAGGCAGGCATGTGGCGATAGCCTGGAACTCGAAACGTGAAATAGGATGACATCTCCTGCATGATGTCTGGAGACGTTCTAACCTTCATGTGCACCGCGTCCCGGTACTCCGCGACGACGTCGGTCATAGGTGCCTCAGAACGTTGAAAAACAGTCATCACAGCGTCAGCCTCCCGCTTGGAAACGAACCCACGCGGAGATGTCCCGGAGATGAAATCCACGATCCTTGATGTGGTGGAGGATCGACTCGAGGAGAGTGACCTTCTCCTTGGCAAGGTCTATCCGCTGCGCGAGGGCCTGGATCTCCCGGTCAGCGTCGAGGTAGAGGGGGGTGTCGGAGCGCAGGATGCGTCCCTTGACGGGGTAGTCCCACCCCTTGGCGCGGGTATCCTCGTCGGGACCGTCCTGATAGAACCCGTTCTTCGCGAGCCTCAGCGCCTTCATCTCCGCCTCCAGCATGCGCAGCCGGAGGCGCTCGTCGATCATGTAGCGCCAGTACTTGCCGTGGAGCTTCGGCAGACGGCGCAGCTCCTCCGCGAGCTCCGTCCTGTCGATCTCATTATCGACGTCCCATTCGGCAAAAATGGCTTCAAGATTCATCGTGCTATTCTACCACAGTTTTTGACCCGTGTCAACCCCTGTCCTTCAACAGCCCCCGACAGTCGGGGATGCCCAGCAGCACCAGCTGGGTGTAGTCCAGGGAGGTCATGCGTACGCTCTCCAGCGCCTCGGCGCGCCTCGCCCACACTTGAATATTCGCGGGATACGTCGCCTCCATGACCTCGCGCAGGACGTCGATCTGCGCGTTGGCTACCTCGGCCGAAATGTTGGCCGGCATCTCGTTGGCGTCAGCGAAGGGGCTGTGGAAGAATACCTTGGCCCCGGGATACACGCAGGCTCGATTCAGGCGCATCGTGCACGCGCTGGCGCAGATCCCCTTGATGGCGTAGAAGAAGCCGCCGCGCTCCTCCTCCTGGATGTTCTCGAAATACTGCATGAAGTCGCCGCCGCGGTCGACGTAGATCGTCATGACGACGCGCGGGCGGAAGCCCGAGGCCGACATGGCCGGGGAAGCCAGCCAGACCGCGAAGTAGGCCAGGGTGAACGCCGCGCACGCTAGAACGAACAGGTATTTTAGAAAACTCATGTATGCCTCCCTAGTGGGTGAAGATCGCCGCGAGGGCAAAGACGACGAGGAACCAAGCGACTA